GCCTGCTTATTGTCTCGGTAAGCCCACGACGCCTCGAAAAACAGGGAGCGCCGGCATACATCTTGAAGGCCGTCGGTGCCCGTACCAATGGCGCCGATCTGGCCTAGAAGGAATTGCGATGGGCCGTCGATAAACGACGCGAGGGCTTGCGCCTTGGAACGCTTACCCTGCCCGCCGTAAATCAAAGGTGACTGGAGTTTGTCCGCCAGCACCCTCAAGGGCTCGCGATGCCACCCGAAAATCAAAACCTTGTCAATTCCCTTTCCGACCTCCCACCGCGCTATTTCCGCGGTGGCGGCGATTTTTGCGACCGCGACATGGTGGCGGAGCTGCGCCATCACCAGCCCGGCGGTGTCGAGCGCGGCCAATTTCTCCGCGTCGGGAATGGCGTCGTCCTCCAGGACCCGGGTTAGCGCCTCATATTCGGCCAGCGTCTCGGGTGGGAGGCCCTTCAACAACGACCGCAAATCCCCGCGGATCGGAATAGTGTCGATAATCTCGGGCTTATGATGAACGTCCGCGATGCGGACTTTATCCAGGTACGGGCGGAGGCGCTGGCGCAGCTCGGGGACATTTTTCGCCCCGACAATCTTTTCCCCAAAACTCCGGCCGGTGCGCGGGTCCTCCACCGGGCGGGTCACGCAAAACGCGTTCTCCCACTCGCGCGGGGTCATATAGCCGGATTGCCCTCGGCGCCGGGTGGCGGCCGGGAAAACCCGGCTCACGATCGGGTAAATTTCATTGGGGAACGTGAACGGGGTTCCCGTCAAAAACCACACCCGGCCGGCGGCGAACACCAGCCCGGACGTGCTCTCGGGGCTGTGGCCGAGCAACGCTTTCGTGCGGTTGGCGTCCTGGTGGCAAAGCGCGTGCGCTTCGTCCACGGCCAAGCTCGCCCATTTGTGCCGGCGTAGCTCTTTCCAGCGCGCTAGGGTGGAGGCGTATTCGAAAGAGCAAATCGCGAAGTCCACGCCGGCCAGCTCGGCCGGCTTGCGGGTTGCCTCCAGGACACGCACCCGGGACCAGGGCGTGAACCGCTCGACTTGCTCCGCCCATTGATCGCGCAAATGCGCGGGGCAGATTGTCAGATGCGGACCGCCGCAAAAGTCGGCCGCCATGATGACGGGATAGGTTTTTCCGGTGCCGGGGTCCCAAACCAGCATTTTATCCCCGGCTTGCATTTCCGGGATTATTTTAAGCTGGTGGGGAAGCGCCCTGAATTGCGTAAGGCTGCCGTGGCTTCGCGCCACTATTCCCGCGCGGCGTTTTTCACGCCAGCGGCTAGAGCGGCGGCCTTGGCGGGTCCGCGCAGACAGCAGGACGTGGAGCGGCCGTTAAGCAGGAAGGCGCGGCGCACGGGGCGGGTCGTCTGCCCGCAGGCGGTGCAATGGCACATGAGAAAGGCGGGGCGGGGCTGAGAATGGGTGGTTTCGCCGGGCTGTAGCTCGGGACGTATGATCTCGGGAGAAACGACCACCCACCAGCCGAATTTGGTCCCCGCCTCGATCGCGTCGGCGGAGATGGTGGCGGGTCTCGCGTTTCTCTGCGGCATCGTACTCCCCGAATGAAGGCCCGGGAGCCGAAACCCCCGGGCCGGTGCTTTACGCGGCCTTGTCGTGGCCCTTGATGCGGTAAACCGTCCCCGTCTCCGGCGAGAATTCCCCGCCGGGCCGGTGTGACCTGTCCACCGCGCCGGCCTTCTCCAAGGCGTCCATGACGGCCTTACCAACGCCGAGCTGGCGCAGGTCAAGCCACCCGTGACCGTTGGCGCGTCCGCGCTGGTGGGCGTCCTGCGACGCCTTGCGGAGTTTCTGCATCGCGCCTTTGGCCTGGCTGTCCAGGTTGGCGAACGGGTCCGGGAGCGCCGGCTTGCCGCTCATGTCGTTCGCGCCCATACGGCCAGGGGTGGAGTGCCGCACCGTCTCCGTCACACCCGGGTTTGCGGTCCCCGAGATGGGGTCCAGGGCGTTCGCGGCTTCGTGATCGGTCTGGCCGTTCTGGAGGCCCGTCCGATCCTTGGCTTGCCGGACGTGCGTCTCGGCGTCCACCGGGTCGATCCCGGCGGCCTGCCGCGCAGACAGGGCGCCGCCATCGCCAAGGGCGATACCGTCCCGGTTGCTCGAGCCCGAGTCCCGGCGCATGGCCGCGGCGAAATCTGCCGCCTCCCCGCCGTTGTCCGCGTCGTGGTCAACGTTGGACATGGCGGCGAAATCTGCCGCGGCGTCCGTGTCGTCGGCTTCGCCCGGGATTGGCCCGTGCTCGCCTTCGTCCTGGTCTTCGGTGTGGTCTTCCTGGCCGGAATGGTCCTCGGCCTCGGGTTCCCGGCGGGTCCAGTCCTCGGCCGGCGCCATTTTGGGGACTCCCATACACAAGTGAGGCCCCGGGGCGTTAACCCCGGAGCCCCACCCGCAACCTATACAGGCCGTGAGACTAAGCAACCGATAAACCCCCGGGAATGTCCATCCGGGAAGCTTTTCCGGTGCCAAATCGCTGACCGCCTTGGGGTCGCGCTATGAATAAATCGGAGATGGGGAATTATGTCAACCGAATTTGTTTGCGGAATAGACCCCGGAAAATCCGGCGGGTGGGCGATAATTGACGTTAGGAAAATGCGTCTGGTGGACGGTGGGCCATTGGAGTTTGAAAATTGCGACCGGCCGTTATTTGAAGCGTTAAAAGCGTGGAATTCCCCGGACACTCTTTTGGAACGCGCGCAGGGCGCACAGGGGGACGCCAATCAATTTGAATACGGCCGGAGCTTTGGCCGAACAGAAGCCGCGGTTGCGCTCGCCGGTTGTTCTCGGTTTTACGTTGCGTCGTCCTGGTGGAAGGGCAAACTTGGCTGTCCGGTCGATAAAAAAGCTGCGTATGCCCTTGCGCGGAAAATCATGCCTGAAATTGATTTATTCGCCCACAATGGCCCGCGTGGGGGCCTCGACACCGGCACCGCCGAAGCCGCCCTGATAGCATACACTTTCGCCCGTGCCGACCTTCGCGCACAGGTTGAAAAGAACAACGCCGCTCGGGCAAAACCCAAGCGGCGCGCAGTCCGTTACGAATTGTAAAAATTCACGCTTTCGTTATCGCAGCCCGCGCCACGTTTTCCAGCGAGGAAAAATCCGTATCGCTGGAGCTTCCTTCCGCTCCGGGTTGCAGGCTGGCGGCTCCGGGTCGTTCATGTCCCACCGCAGCCGGCAGACGGCGCAGACCATTTCATCCGACCATTGCCGCGCTTGGCAGGTTGTGGGGCGGTCGGCGCTGGTCATGGGCGGCGCTCCGGGCATTTGGCGCAGCGCGCGCGGTTGCTTACCTTCTCCGGCAACACGCATTTGCCAGCCTTGCGGGAATAGGCGCCGCACGGGTGTTCCGCCTGCCGGAAATCCCGGGTCCACACCGGCTCCGGGCTGTGCTTCGGCTGGCGGTGCTCCCGCCATTGGCACAGCTCTTGGTCGGCGCCTTCGTCCCCGTCATTCCAGGCCCGCAGCCATTCCAGGCCGTCCGGGTTGTGGTCGTCCAGGGCGAAGGCAATCGCGTCCCGCAGGTTGTCGGCCACACCCGGGGCGGGCTCGGGCAGGGGCTCGGGCTTATCCCATCGGCCATGATCGCCCGTCCTCTCCCACCGCCAGCCGAGCGTGCGCAGCAACCGCACCGCCCCGTGGGCGCGCTCTTTCTGGTCGAGCGTCATCGGCACCAGCTCGGGGAGCGGGCCATCCGCCAAGCGGTCCCGATGGACCCGCAGGAAAAAGCCGTCGTCCGTGTGCTGTGACCAGAAGACACCGCCGCGGTACACGAAGCCGTAGCTTATCAGCGTGCGGACGGCCGAGAGCTGTTTGCGGATTTCCTCGCCGGCTTTGCTGGTCTTATTCACCCGCCATTGGTGCCCGTTCCAATAATATCCCAGCTCGACTAGGAAATTGCAGGCGTCCAGCCACTTGTGGTGTTCGCCCGCGGTGAAACTCCCCAGGACGTTGCGGGCTTTATGAGCCTTCGCCGGGGGTCCGTCGCATAATGGCGCCGTAGAGCGCGCCAGCTCGGCCGGGTACGGATCGCAAAGCAATTCCTCCGGCGTGAAGTTGCGCGCCTCCTGGACCCATTGCGGGTCCGGCATTTCCGTCAGAGGTTCGTGCGGCTCCAGCAACAGTTTCGGCGGGTTTTTCAGCGCCAGCTCGATCCGCTCCAGGAACGGGGTAGGCTGCGGTTCGATATTCTTTATGCGCGTTGCCAGCTCGATCCGCTCCGGCGGAATGGACCACCCGCGGTTTAGGGACGCGAGAGCGCGGCGTAAGAATGAGCCGGCTTTTTGTGCCGCATTCGGAAACTTGGAAAAAGGCGACATATTCGGGGCCTTCCATATTCGGAATTTCTCCGGGAAGGGCTCACGCCAATGTGCAAGCGTCGTCAGCCACGCGCGCACGTGGGCTGGAAATAGGCTGTGCGAATTTTGGGGGAGCCTTGGGGGCTGTGCCGGCGGAAAATGCGTCGCCTAGCCCGATTAGGCTACAGCGCCGAAATTAAAATGCCAAGGCCAGAAAATCAGAAGGCCCCGCACCGTGTGACCGGATGCGGGGCCTTGCTGGCGGTCATTTCCCTAATGGGACCCGTTGGGTCCGGTCGGTCGCATTCGCGCTTGCGAGCGCCCTACATGCCCGCCACAGGTTAACAAAACAACCCCTAAAACGCACAACGCCGCCGGGGAAGGTCATCCCGGGCGGCGTTATGGGTGCGTAGGCTAAAAGCCACCCCGAAATCTAGGGCGACTTGATCCCACATGCCGGCCGCATCGGGCGATGACGGCTGGCGCGGCTTGTATGCCGTCACCAGGGCGGAGGATCAAGCCTCCGCGCGCTGGACTTGCTTCGGGCTCCACTGCCCGCCGCGGGGCGTGGTGTAGCCGCGGGCGTTGAGGGCGTCGGCAACGCCCTGATAGGTGGTCACGCCCGAGCGCCGGATCTCGGCAATGATGGGCGCGATGCGGGATTTGCGGTCGGCCGCTTGCTCGACCAGCGCCGCGGTGGCCTTGTGCGCGTGCGCGCCCACCGCCCAACCGATTTTAGTGCCGCGGGCCTTGGCTGCGGCCAGGGCGACTTTCGTGCGATCGGAAATGGCTTTTGCCTCATGTTCTGCGACGGCTGCCATAATGTGCAGCGTGAGCCGCGATGCCTGCGGAAAATCGCACGCCTCGAATTCCACGCCCTTTGTGTCCATCAGGGTCGCGATAAAGCGGACGTTGCGGGCGAGCCGGTCGAGCTTCGCAATGACCAGCGTGGCTTTCGCCTTTTTGGCTGCGGCCAGCGCAGCCGCGAGTTTCGGCCGATCGTTGCGCTTGCCGCTCTCGACCTCGGTAAATTCCGCGACCAGCTCGCCCCCGCGAATATGGGCGGCGACGGCTGCGCGCTGCGCGTCCAGGCCGAGCCCGCTTGCGCCCTGGCGTGCGGTCGAGACGCGGTAATAGGCCACGAATTTCCGGGGTTGCAGGTCGAGGGCGGTTTGCTTGGTCATCGTCCGAATTCCCGTGAACGAATGAGGAAGGGGCGCCGCAGCGCCCCGGTAGCTCAGAAATTCCAGGGCTTCACGCCGAGAGCTTCACAGAGCTTGCGCGCGTCGCGCTTGCCACCGACCGGCTGTTGCTGGCCGCCCACGAAGGGCTGGCCGAGCGTGGTGATCGTGATGAAGGCGCCTTGCGTCTTCGTGGCCTTGGTGAAGTAAGCGATTTGCATGGTCTGCGCTCCGGGGCGTGCCTTGGTCGCCGCCCGTGGGTTCTTTGTAGACAGCATCCTTGGGAATGTCAAAGGCCCACCGCACGAATTCCGCGCGATGGGCCTGATTTAATCGGGTGGGCTGGTGGGGCTTAGAGGCCGGCGATCAATCGAAACAGGCCGGGGACGTAGAGGACGGCGGCTGTCGTAGCGCCGAGCGTGGTGAGGACGGCCAGCTCGGCCAGGGTGGCGCGGGTCATAGCTCGGGCCTCCCCTCAGAACCGGGCCACGTCGAGCACTTCGACCGCGCGGCCGTTGGCCCACGCGAAGCCCGCGGCCATGTCGAAGGCGTCTCCGTCGTTGGCCTCGGGGGTGAGGACCATGGGGAGCCAAGCGCGGGCCTCGGGATGCCAGACCGAATAGCCGGAGCGCATCCGCAGGACGAACAGCATAGTCGGGGTGTGGCGGGCGATCGTGCCGACCGCGGCCACAATGGCGGCGTCCCGGCTCGGGCGCATCTCGCGGGCGATCACGTCCCCGGTGCGCGCGTCGAACACTTCGAAGCTGGTCCCGGTGATACCGAAGTCGAGAACCTGATGAGCCATGGCCTTATCTCCGTCTGTGGTCGGCCGCCTTGGGTGGAGCCGATGGGTTCAATGTAGACAGCAGCGTTGGGGATGTCAAAGCCGAAATGCGGGGCGGCCGCACATTTCTGCGACCGCCCGAGCTAGTGGGTTAGGCGTAGATCCCGCGTGCGGCGGCCAGCTCGGCGGCCATATGGCAGAAATGCTCGCGGTCCACCCAGGCTTGCAGCTCGGCCGTTGTGCCGGTGCATTGGCTGTATTCCGCCCGCATCTCCCGAGCGCGGTTCCGCCAGTATTTTGAGCCCTTCGCCGCGTGCGCCTCGCCCGGATAGGGGTGCTCATTGTTTGCCCAAACGCGTGTGAAGGTGTGGCCGGTCGCGGCGTCGAAATGACCGGCGACGGGGAGGAGAGTGAGGCCGTCGAAAGCGTGGCGAAGGGTCATTGGCTTGCTCCGTTGTTGACCAGAGCAATGTAGACAGCAGCGTTGGGGATGTCAAACGCTAAAGCGCCTTGACCCGCTGAATTAGGCACGCGGTCGAGACGGGAATTCCCGTTTCGGGGTGGACAAGGTGGGTCAGCCGAGTCCTGGACAAGCAACAGGACAAGCCGTGGACAAGCAAATCCGCCTAAGCGCCTGATATTGCTAGTGAGGCTGTATAAGGGTGCGGGATTGGTCGAGCGGCTATGCTGGCCTGATTTCGGCTGATTTAGGCGGATTAAATCGGATTTAGCTAATTAATCACAACGCCCGAAAGTTGGGAGAAATAAGCGACGCGGGGAGGTGACAAGGTAGCGATTTCCGCAGGCTAGCAAATGCCGCGGTCTGGTCGAGGTGGAACCAAGCAAACTACCAAGCAAATTCCTCTAAGTCGTTGATATCTAACAGGGTGCCTTCGGACTAGGTGCATCCTACATGCGCGCACGCCTGCGCACGCCTGCGCCTGCGCCTGCGCGCCCGCGCCTGCGCGCTGAAAGTTGGGATCACCTTGTCCACCTTGACCACCTTGGCAAGTTTGTATGGTAGTAGACCGTGCGACCCTGCGCTAAGGCGTATTTGACAGCCCCAATCGGACGGTTGGGTTTGTCAATTATCCGCTTGACAGGCTCGGCGCTGCTGTCTACATTGGTAGGCATAGAGGGACAGGCGCTCACCACAGGCCAGACCTCACCACGCGACCGCGGCGCCAGCTCGACCAGCTCGCGCGCCAGCTCGGGCCAAGCGTCATTCCAGGCGAGCGCGGCCGAAAGGCCCCCCGCCCCGGCCATGGGACCCGGCCCCGCCGCTGCAACGGTGGTCACGCGCCACATTCAGGCCAAATCGGCCGACGAACCCCCTCCCCACCCCTGAAATAGCGGACCGGGCACCCTCGCCTAAAAATAGAGGGATCACGCTATCCGGGGATCACATGAGCAACGACACCGACCGCGGATTTATTGGCTGGCTGGAGCGCGAGGAAGCCGAGCGGACGCGCGTCCCCCGCATGTGGACCCGGGGCCGCTCGTTCCCGGGCCAGCTCGCAGACCTGGAGGCCGCGCTCCCGATCGTGCCCCGCATGGTCGCCCTGGACGAAGCCGGCCAAATAACGCCCGAGGCGTGGGCCAAGGCGTGCGAGCTGGCGAAGCGCAAGCGTTAATTTGACACTAGCGCCGCCGCGGCCGAAAACGGCCCATTACCGAGATGAATGGAATCACAGCCGCGAGCTAACCGGAAACGAGAAAAGCCCCCCGGGTGCGAAACCGGAGGGCTTTAGGACCAGATCGCTAAATCGGGCCGCCTGACAGCCCCCGATTTAGCGCCGAACCGCCCAAAGGGCAAGCGGGAACGCTAATTCCCGCGACGGTCCTGCACGCCCGAATGACCGCGGCCCCACGAAGGGGCTTAATTATGGGGATGCACAAGGCTGCGCGGGCGGACGCCCTGCGCGAGCTGTCGCAGGACTTCGCTGCGGGCAGGATCACCGAAGCGCAGTATGAGGCCCTGGCGGCGCAGCTCGACCAGCTCGCCCGCCCGCCGGCGCCCATGCATCCGACGCCGGGTCCCGCGCTCGAGCGGCGGCCTGGTCATGCACCGGCCGCTCGGCTCCCCTTCCCCCGCCGGCCGCAGCGCTGCCAGGACCCGGAGAAGCGCCGCCGTTGGGCCGCCTCCGGCTTCCTGCCGCCCAAGGTGGCCGCCAGCTTCTCCGCGGGCGAGCAAGCCGCCCTGGCGGTGGTCGGGTCCTGGTGTTCGATCCACGGCACATTCGCGTGGTCCCACGCCCGTCTGGCGGCCGTGGCCGGCGTCTCCGTCACCACGGCCCGGAACGCGCTGCGCCACGCCCGCCGGCTCGGGCTCATTGCCTGCGGGGAACGCCGGGCGAGCCCCTACCGCCACCGGCCGAACGTCGTCCAGGTCATCTCCCGAGAGTGGTCCGCGTGGCTGCGGTTTCGAGGCCGACAAGGTGTCAAAAAGCTGCCAGCGGATAATACGGGTTTAGAAAAAGATGGGTTTTCGAGGGGTGGAGTGGCGTCCGCCACCGCCCCTGGTTTAGATTCGCAGGCCCCCCGGGACCGTCGAAAATGCGAAAGCCCAAGCCCAACCCGAAAAACCCCTTCGGTCTGACGACCGCCGAAATCCTCCGGCACTATTTCCACCGGGCGCAAATCAAGCGGCGACGCGCCGAGCCGGAGATTCGCGCCCGGCGCGAGGCCGAAGCGGAGGCGGCGCATCTGGCGCGGCTCGACCGGCAGGCGGAGGCCACGAATTTCCTGGAGCGGCGGTTGCGGTGGCTCGCCCGCTACCCGAGCGCCGCCGGGGTGCGCCAGCTCGCGCAAATTCTCCGCGACCCGAAGACACCGGAGCATTGCCGCGTTAAGGCATCTCAGCTCATATTGCGGCTCGCGGACTACGGGGATGGACCTTCCCCCGAGTGCCCTCATTCGGAGGACACTCGCCATGAACCCCGACCACGATCCCTACCGCTGTAACGACCTCGACACCGGCCGCGACCCGGGTCCCCTTCTCGGGGTGGTGGCTTGCATGGCCTCCGCCGTCCTGGTCGGCTTTATCCTGGTTGTTCTGTGCAAGGCGGCGTTCGGCTGATGGGCGCCGCGGCAAAAGACTTCGCCTTGGCCGCCGCCCTGGTCGCCATGGCGCTCATTGTCGGCTGGTTTCTGGCCGGCGCCGTGTCGTGGTTTTTCGAGGAAGGCCCTGGCACCTCGCTTCTGTGGGGGCGGGCCTGATGCGCTGGACTGCGAAAATCAAGGATCAGAATTATTGCGTCTATATGTCGGATTTCGGGACCATGTACCTCCCGGAATGCGCCAGTGCGCAATTCCACGCGGTTAAGCTCACGAAAGCCGGGCGCCCGAGCAAGCGGTACGCTGCGGGCCGGAAATGGCTCCGGTATGAGGAAGCCTGCAACAAAATCGCGGCGGAAGCCTATTGCGCGGGGGCCGAGCAATCGCCCCCGGGCCTGAAATGGGCGGATTTCGAGAAATGAGCGGCGACCTGTGGGACGATGACGACGGGGGCGACCTGGAGGCCGCCCGCGCCGCCGAGCGCGGCACCGAGAAAATGGACGCGTGGGGCAAGTCCGACATTCCCGAGGGCGAGGACGGCGAAAGCCTCATGCGCCGCATGGCCCGCTCGCACGCCGAGCTGGCAATTCAAACCCTGGCGGACGTGGCCCGCAATGGGATCAAAGACGCGGCACGGAAATCCGCCGCGGACAGCCTGCTAAACCGCGGGTTCGGCTCCGTCGTCAAGAAATCGGAGCAAAAAGTGGACGTAAAGGTCACGGACCAGCGCGCCGCCCATTTCGCCGCCCTGCAACAGCTTGCGGCAAAAAATCCGGTGCTGGATATTGCGGACGCCGAATTCGAGGAAATTCCGACCTCGCGCCGCTTGGAAAATCGGAGACAGGACGATGACGAATGACAACGCGTCGCCGCGCGTGAAAATCAAGCGCCGGCTGGAATTCGCCCGCGCGTTCAAGGATTATCCGATCCTGCTGAAAGGCTTCGCCTCCAGCGTCGGGCTTGGCTACCCGGGCGAGCGCACCCAGGAGCGCGAGGAAGCCGCCGCGCGCCAGCTCGCGTCGCCCTTTTTCGCGGGCCGGGTTATGCGGTTCGTGGTCGCGCAGTTCGCGGTCCAGGTCATCCGCACGCGGGCGACCATGGAGCCAAGCAGCCCGGATTACGGCCTGAACGATTTCGCCCGTTTGGAAATGGTCCCCGGCCTAATCAAGCATATAGAGGAGCTGGACGGGTTTTCGGTCCAGGCCAGCCCCGCGGCGGAAAAGGCCATTCGGGCGGTGCATGAGAGCATGGCCGCGGCCATTTTCGACGCCCTGGCGGTCGAGGCACAAGTCCCCGACTTTGACGAAGCCGATTTTTGGCCGGACGTGTTCCGCGGGCTCGCGGACGCCGATCCAGCCGGCATCCTGGTGCGCGGGTTGTCCCCGGTCATCCTTGACCGCCTCGACCGGCTCCGGCACGTATTCCGAGCATTGGCCGGGGGCCACGTCCTCGACCTCAACAGCGTGCATTAGGACCCTGCATGTCGGACGCCGCAGCCGCGGCGCTCGACTGGTCCGACAACCCTAGCCCGAGGCGACGCACTTCCGCCCGGCGACCCCGCGAGGGGTCCCGGGATGCCGGCCAGACGCGCGCCCTCCCCCTCCGCGATGACGAAGGCTGGACTCCGGCCGAGCGCGCCCGTGCGACCGCCACGGCGCTCCCGCCACGCCCGGAGACGGTCGAGCCGCAGCCACAGGACCAGGAGGCGCTAACCGCCCTCTACGTCCAGTTTGTCGAGAAGTACGGCCGGGACGCCGTGGCCTTCGCCACGGAGGTTTTGGGCATCAAGCTCATGCGCCACCAGCGCCGCTTTCTGTGGGCGCTCTCGGTCGGCAAACGGCGCATCGCACTCCGCTCGGGCCACCGCGTCGGCAAAACCCTGTCGCTGGCCGTGGCCGCGTTGTGGCATTTGCTCTGCAAATACCCGCAGAAAACCCTGATTACGGCCCCGTCCGCCGGCCAGCTTTTCGGCTCGCTGTTCCCGGAAATTGTGAGCCTCGCGAAAAAGCTCCCGGAGTTTTTGCGCGACCTTCTGAATTTCTACACCGACGAAATCAATTTGAAGGCCGACCCGGAGGGGTCGTTCCTCATTGCGCGCACGGCCGACCCGAACAAGCCCGAGGCTTTCCAGGGAATGCACAGCGCCAACATCATGCTGATTTTTGACGAAGCGTCGGGCATTGATGAGCGGCTGTTCAACGCCGCCCGCGGCTCCATGGCCTCGCCCAACGCGGTGCGGATTATGGCCGGCAACCCGACCCGGCTGCACAATACCTTTCACCGGGCCTTCACGACGCACGCGGAGAAGAATTTTAAAATCGTCGTGTCGTCCCTTGGCCTGCCAACCGTAGACCAGGATTTTGTGGATGAAGTCCGGGACGAATTCGGAGAGGACAGCAACGAATATCGCATCCGCGTGCTCGGGGAATTCCCCGAGACGGACGACGAAAGCTATATCTCAAATGCCCTGGTCAAAGCGGCCATGGCCCGAAATATCCAGCGCCCGCCCCTTTCGCGGGTTGTGTACGGTGTGGACCCGAGCCGGTCGCCGGACGGGCGCGGCGACAACACGGTCATAACCCGCCGCTACGGCCTGCATTACATCGCCCCGCAGACGGTGTTTCGCAAAAAGGACACCATGCAAATCGTGGGTGAAATCGTGGCCCTCGCCCAAGAGGACCGCGATTTGTACGTCCGCGAGAGCAAGGAAGTCGGCCGCCCGCTTTTATTCATGCCGGAAATCCCGGCCGCGGTGATCGTGGACGTTATCGGCATCGGTGCCGGTGTCGTGGACCGCCTGAAAGAATTGGGCTTCAATGTCATTGCGGTGAACGCGGCCGAAACGTCCACTGACGACAAATCCTGTCTGCGCGAGCGCGACGCGCTGTGGAAGCGTGGCCTGTCGTGGCTGAAAGACGGGCGCGCCCGCCTGCCGAAATGCGACTTGCTCCGCGATGAATTGACCAGCGCGCATTATGACCATTCCAGCGCGGGCGTGCTGGCGATCGAGAGCAAAAAGGCGATGAAAAAGCGCGGCCTGCGGTCCCCGGACCGCGCTGATAGCCTGTTTCTCGCCCTGTCCGCCCCGCCCGAGCTGCTGACGGCTGCGCCCGGCGGCCTGTCGGGCATGGGTCCGAATTCCGGCCGCCTCAACCGTGCGAGCGGTGGGCCGACGACCAGACGCACATTTTGACGGAGGCACCATGGCCGGCGGCGTAATCATCCCGGGCGAGGACGACCAGCTTTTCGCGGAGCCGGAGCTTAACGGCGCGCCGATGTATCCCGAGGCCGAGCCGGTCGAGGGGACCGGCGGCTTTATGGACGACGACGCTTTCCAATTCATCATTGGAAGGGGGATCGAGGCCGCGGAAAATCTGGTGGACACGCACCTGTCCCCGGAGCGGGAAAAGGCCGCGCGCTATTACGACGGCGAGCCGTTCGGCAATGAGCTGGAGGACCGCAGCCAAGTCGTCCTAACGGAGACGCGGGACGCAATCCTGGCCATGATGCCGGGCCTGCTGCGGATTTTCTGCGGGACGACAAACCCGGTTGAATTCGAAACCAACCCCGGGACGCCTTCCGAGCAAGCCGACCAGCAAACCCGGTACGTCTCGCATGTCATTTTCCGCGACAATTCCGGCTTCGAAATCGTCCACGACGCCATCAAAGACGCCCTGCTGAAAAAGACGGGCATTTTCACGTGGTGGTGGGAGGAGCTGGAGGACGTGACCGCCACGCGGTTTACCGACCTCCCCGCCGACGCGCTCACGCTGTTGCAGCTCGAAGCCCAGGACCGATCGGACGCGGACGTGGGCCTGGAATACGAAGTCGAGATTGAGGACCAGCGGCCGGACGAAACCCAGCCGCAGGGCGACATGCTGGCCGAGCCGCTGTCCGAGGCCACGGACGAAGACAAGGCGCTGGTGGGCGAGGAAACCCCGGTGCTGTCCTCCGGCATCGTCCGCAAGCGCGTGCTGCGGCGCCGGGTGCGCGTGGCCGCGATCCCGCCCGAAGAATTCATCACGTCGGGCTCGACCACGCGCGACCTGGACCGGTTCCAATTGATCGGCCGGCGCCAGATGCTCACCATGTCGGAAGTCGTGGCGCTCGGCCACGATGAAGACGAGGTGCGCGAGGCGTTGGGCGGCCAGGGCGACACCCACGGCAGCCTGGAGACGAACCCGGAGGCAATCCAGCGCAACCAGGGCATCGCCACGGAGCGGCTGTTTGATACCGGTTTCGCCGCCGAGGACCCGGCCTCCGAGCTGGTCAAGTATTGCGTCGTGTATTGCTTGGTTGATTACGACGGCGACGGCATTGCCGAGCGCCGGAAAATCATCACGGTCGGGCACAATTACCACATCATCTATAACGAGATTTACGACGACGACATGGTGCCTTTCGGCACGATTTGCCCGGACCCGGAGGCGCACAGCCCGTTCGGCGGCTCGGTGTTCGACTGGACCAAGGATATTCAGGAGATCAATTCAGAGCTGGCCCGGGGCGTGCTCGACAGCCTGTCTGAGAGCATTTCCGGGCAACGCGCGGTCAACAAGCGCACGGTCAACCTGGACGACGCCTTGAACCCGGCGCGCGGCGCCTTGATCCGGGTGGACGGCGACCCGAACGGCGCCGTGGCCGACCTCGCGAAGCCGTTTATCGGCGTCCAGGCCCTCCCGGTCCTGCAATACATGGGCGAAGTAAAAACCCGGCGCACCGGCACCAACCCGGCGGCGCCCTCCGCCATCGATGCGGACGCGCTCCAGTCCACCGCCAAGGAAGGCGTCCAGGCGGCCGTGGACGCCTCCCAAGAGCGTATCGAGATGATTGCCCGGATTTTCGCCGAGACGGGATTTTCGAGGCTGTTCCGGGGCGTGCGCAACCTGCTGATGCGCCACCAGGACTATCGCCGCACGCTGCGGCTGATGGGGAAGCCAGTCACGGTGGACCCGCGCACCTGGAATGCCGACCTGGACTTGGTGGTCCACGCCGGCATTGGCCGCGGCATGGGCGCGAAACGGCTCGCCGGTTTGCAGTTCATGTATAGCCAGCAGCTTATGATGATTCAGCAATACGGCCCGAGCAACGGCGTCGTGGAAATGGAGGAATTTTCGTACACCTTGCATGAAATGGCCCGGGAGCTTGGTTTTTCGGACCCGACGCGGTTCGCGAAAGCCTACACCCCGGAAATGCAACAGAAGGCCGAGCAAATGGCGGAGGCGATGAAATCGCAGCCGTCGCCGCAACAGCTTCTCTTCCAGGCGCAGCAGGCGAAAACCCAGGCCGAGCTGCAAGCCAAGCTGGCCGCGCTGTCCGAACGCCGGGAGGCCGCCATTCGGGCCGATGCGACCAAGCGGCGGGACGCGGATATGCGCTTCGCTGTCGAGGCCGCGAAGCTCATGGGCCAATTCGGGCAACAGGTCGAGGCGCAGGCGGAGACGCTGCGCGGGGAGGAACGCGAGGACGCCCACCGCCTCGCGGACGACTTGAACGCCGCCAGCCCGGAGGCGGCCCCGCAGGCCATTCCGGCGCCGCAGCCGCAACCGCAGGGAAACCCCGATGGCGCTTAATCGACAGACCCGCTTTCCGGCCGCGGCCCGCGAGGAAAAGCCGCCCCTGAAAATGGGGCGGCCCGGCCCGACCGCGATCCGGCCCACCGTGTCCCGGGAGACGGCGGAAATCGCTGTCCACCTCCGGGAAAATCCGGTGTTCGTGGACCTTATGGACGGCCTGAAAAGGTCCGCCCTCGCCCGGTTTGAGAATTCCGAAATGGGGCCGGGCGGCGCGACCGAGCGGGAAGCCGCTCGGTATGAGTTGGAGGCGCTTTCCGCAATCGAGTCTCGGCTAGGCGCAGTTGCGGCCGAAATTCATCTTCACAGCCCCGCCGATGACCTTTCCGGCGATTGACAGCGTGCAACCAGAGAGGCAGAAAAATGTCTGATGGCAATGGCTCAATCGTCAACCCTTCGGGGAACGAAGGCCACAGTGTCGAGACGGCGGCGCAAGACTTCACCGCCATGCTCGCGGAAGAGGGTCGCGGCGTAGGCCGCCCCCGCAAGCGCGAGGATGAGGACGAAGGTCCCGCACGCCCGTCGCCCGCTCCGGCGGACGCCACTGCAAGCCCGGATGCCGGCCAATCCGAGCGCCAACCCTCCGGGGAGCGCGGGGACGGCGAGGAAGACGACGGGGACGACCCGCTGCGGGACGACCTTCTGGACGGCGACGCCGAGCCGGAGGACGACGCGGAGGACGACCCCGACGCGGACGACCAGGACGACACCGAGGACGACGACGGCGACGACCAGGGCGACCCCCTGGACGACGAATACGAAGTCAAGGTCAACGGCGAAGTCCAGAAGGTCAAGCTCCGCGACGCCCTCGCGTCCTACCAGATGGAAGCCGACTACCGCCAGAAGACCGAGCGCAATGCGCGCGAGTACGAAGAAATCCAGACCTACGCGCAGGAAACGGTCCAGACGCGGTTGCGGACGGACCACACCCTGCAACAGGCCCTGGATTTGATCGCAGCTCTCCAGCCCTCGCAAGAGGATTGGAACGCGATGAAGGCGAGCAATCCGCAAGCCTACATCGCCGCGCAAGAGCATTGGAACGGCCTTCTCGAAAAAGCCCGAGCTATCCACGCGGCGCGCGAAAACCTTTTGGCGGACCAGACCGCCGAAAATGAGCGGGCGACGCAACGGTATCTCGAAACGCAAGAGCGCGAGCTTTTGCAGAAAATGCCGATGCTGCGGGACGAGAAGAAGGCCAATTCCTTCCGTCAAACGATTATGGCTTACGGGAAATCCGCCGGCTATTCTCAAGAGGAATTGGAGCAAGGCGCGACCGATCACAGGGCACAAATCACCCTGTATAAGGCCGCCATGTACGACCGCCTCCGGGAAAACCAGCGCGTCGCCGGGAAAAAGGCGTCCGCGGGTGCCCCGAAGAATTCCGCCGAGAGCCGCCCGAAGTCACGACCGCCGCGCACCGGCAACCGAAACGCGATCCGCAATGCGGAGCGCAGGTTGCAGCGCACGGGGTCCGTTCAGGACGCGGCGTCGGCCTTTGCCGAAATGATCCGCGCCGAGGGCTGACCCCGGGACAGGGCGCCGGAAATCCCGGCGCCCACCGGAGGATGAATTGGCAAAGGTTCGGAACGCATACACAACCTATTCCGCCCAGGGCAACCGCGAGGATCTGTCCGCGAAAATCTACAATATCGACCCGTTCGACACGCCGATTTTCAATTCTTCGGCCCGTCGCAACGTGACCAATCGCGGCTTTGATTGGCAGGTGGAAAAGCTCCCCAGCCCGAATGGTGATAATGCCAGACAGGAAGGTTTCGAGCTGGACCGCAGCCCGTCCACGCCCACGATCCGGCTCAACAACGTGTGCCAGATTTCGTCGCGCGACGCGACGGTTTCGGGCTCGCAGGAAGCCGCCGACGCCGCCGGCAGGCCGAGCGAGATGGGGGCGCAAATGGCCCTCAACGGCAAGGCGCTCAAGCGCGACATGGAAATCATCCTGTCGAGCGCGCAGGCCATGAACCGCGGCGATGACGCCGACAACCCGACCCCGCGCCGGACCCGCGGCCTCATTCACTGGCTGCGGACCAACGCGTTCGTGCCGGTTAAGGACGGGACGCCGGTCGGTGCCCTGCCGGCGTCGGAAGTCGACCCTTATCCGGTCATCGCGGACGCCGACCGGGTGGAGTTCACGGAAAGCATGCTCCAGACCGTCATGGCCCGGTGCTACGACAAGGGCGCCGAGCCGCGCTTGATCGTCCTGCCGCCGCTGCTCAAGCAAACGTTCTCGACCTTCCGGGGCCGCGATACGACCCAGGTGCTCGTGGGCCAGCGCGAGGTGGCCGCGACCGTGGACGTGTACGTGAGCGACTTTGGCCGGGTGAAGGCCCTGCCGTCGCGGTGGCTGGACAAGGGCACCGCCCTTTTCCTCGATCCGGCCTATCTGGCGGTCGCCTACTACCGCACGCTGCGGCAGACGCCCATCGCGAAAATCGGTGACGCGGAAACCCGCCTCATGCTCGCGGAGTGGGGCGTGGAAATGCGCAATGAGGCGGCGCACGGCGTCATTGTCGGCCTTAAGGGCGCGGCGAACGTCAATTCCGACCTGATCACCACCCAGGTCGCCTAACCCTAAAAATCCACCCGAGTACGGATTTTCGCTCGGGGCGTCGGGGATTTCTCCGGCGCCCCTTTTGCGTTTGTGAGGGTGCCGTGGACCATCGGAATTTCGACTATGTGAATAACGGCGTTGTGCGTCGCCACGCGCACAACGACACCGAGGACGGGCGTTTCGTCATCGCCTCCGAAATGGAGTGTGACCAGCTCATTCGGGAAAACCGGGCGCTGCGTGAGCAGCCGTCGCAAAAGGGCGATTTTCGCCTCGCGGCGCGCATCCCCATGCCGATCGTAGAGAAAATGATGCTGGACGGCTCATTCCACGATGAGGACGCCTGGAAACGCGTCCTCAACAATCCCGAATATCGCGACTTTCGGGTGTGGGAGGGCCGCGTCTGATGGATTACGCGACCCTCGCCGCCCGCGTCACGCGCGCCCTGGCCCGTGACGACAACGACCCGGAGGAAGTCAAGGCGTGGGTCCGCTCGGCCACGGCGCGGATCAATCGGGACTTGCGGGTGAAAGAAATGCTCACCCACCGGGTTTTGCCGCTCACGGCCGCCCGGTTCAACGTGCCGGCCGATTTTCTGTCCGCGAACGAAGTCCGGCTGGCGTCCAACCCGGTCGGGGAGGTGCGCCAGGGCGTATCACGCGGGCCGCTGTTGTACGTGTCGCCGGCCGAGCTGGCGACGCTGGCCGCCGCGACGTGGGCGCCGGACTCGCCCGGCTACTACACGACGCACGGGGACGAAATCGAAATTGCCCCCTACAGCACGACCACCGCGCAGATTTCGCTTTGGTATTTCGCCAAGCTGAAAGCCCCGCAGGCCGACGCGGACACGAATGCGATCCTGGAAAATTATGAGGATCTGTATTTATCCGCCGCTCTGATTTTCGGGCATCGCTTTTGGCTGGAGCGGGACGAAGCCCTGGTGCGGGAAGGGATGGTGACACAGGAAATTGCGCGCCTGAATGAGGCATTTCAGGACGCGAAATATGGGGACGGCCCGCTGGTCATGCGGCCGGCGCGGCGCATGGGCGGGAGGTACAGCTAAATGGCGTTCGATACGGTTTGGACCCGTTACGCGGAAAATCGCATTCATCTGGCCGTTTTCCAGGCCACGCCGATCCCGGTTGCGGCGGCGGACTGGCGGATTGGGCTGATGCTCGGCAAGGCCGGCTATGACGCCACCAAGGTCGTCGGCCGGGACGACGTGGTGGAGGTGTCGAGCGCCACGAACCCGAGCTATGCGCGCCAGCCGCTCGGGGCCACGACGACCACCAACCCGGCCAACGCCCCGCCGACCGTCTCGAACGCCGCGGAATTCAGCTATCCCGAGGCACAGGAGGCGTGGGGCGAAATCGTCGCGCTCGGGCTGTTCGACGCCGCCGGCAACCTGTGGGCCGTGAGCCCGAGCGCCGTGGCCGATCGCCGGACGGTGCGGGCGGGCGACCGGATGACGGTCCCGGTCGGGCAATTCCAGCTCACCGGCTACCAGCCGCCGGCCGCATGACCTCGACCTTCGGCCAGGGTGACTTCGGCGTCGGCAACTTCGCCACGGCCACCCCCGTCAACGTCTCCGGCAAGGGGGCGTCGGGCGGGGGTGCCGGGCGTTCGCGCTGGTGGCTGTCGCCGCTGTTCCACCCGACCCGCGCCGCGGCGGCCTTCGCCGGCCGGACGCGGGCGATCGTGGCGCTGTGGTACGTGCGCGCTCCGGTGGGGCCGAGCGCCGCCGGCCGGGCCGCGTGGGAGCTGCGCCCGGTCTGGCACGGCCTGCCGTCCCCGGGCGTGTTCGCGGGCGATGGCGCGGTGTCGTACGTCCCGAAGGAATTCCGCGCCGCAGGGCGGCCGTGGGGCGCCTCCGGCCGGTCCCAGGTCCTGTTGCGGCTCGGCGGGCGGTTCCTGCCGTCTCCGGCCCGGATTTCGGGCCACGCGGCGCCCCGAGTGCGGGTCATCTGGCACCGGGGCCGGCGCTACGGCGGCGCCGCCTCCGGCCGGGCGCACGGCTACACGGCGCCGATCCTCCACGCCCGCGGCCCCGCCCGCGCCTCCGGTCACGGCACCCCGCGGTTGCTGTTCACCGCTCGGTTTCAGCCGGGCGCGGCTGTCTTCACTGGCCGGGCGTTCGTGTCCTATAGCTGGAGCAACTTGCTTGCGCCTGGACGGACGCCGCCCCTGCCATGGGACCCGGCCATTCCCGGGCTCCCCGTCACCTGGACGATACCCGGACGGACCCCGGACCCCGCATGGGGCGAGGACATTCCCGGGGCCTCCCCTGATCCTTGGACCTACGTCGGCGGCGCCGCCGGACCGTGGTCGCCCGCGGAGTGAGCCCCGATGGCCGATACCTATACCGAATTTCTCAATCTGACGAAGCCGGAAGTTGGCGGCTCCAGGGACACGTGGGGCGACAAGTACAACGCCAATTTTCAGGCAATCGACACATGGGCGAAGTCCGTTGACAGCAACGCGAAAAACGCGGTGCTCAAAGACGGCTCCGTGGCGGTGGCGGGGCAATTGCTTTTCACTGGCAATACGGGCGGCATTCAGCTCATGCCCCGCGATAGTGTCGGGTCATCCCAAGTCGTCTATTCGGCAAGCGGCGCGTTCCGTGTCTACGATGTTGCGGCCGCGACGGATATACTCAACATCAACGGCGCTACCGGCGCCATCGTCTCAAAGCAGTTCGGAGATCTGAAAACCTATATCGACGGCAAGGTCGCGAAAGACGGCACGTCGGTGATGACCGGCGATTTGAAGCTTACAGGGGCCACCAGCCGAAGCCCTAATCTTCGGTGGGAGTACACGGGCGTCGGCGCATGGAAGGCCCGGGTTATCGGCGGAAACCGGTTTCAGCTCGCGGACGATACCGAGCAGACTGAATACTTCTCAGTCGGCACGGACGGCTCGGTCTCGACCAAGCAATTCGGCGACCTCAACACCCGAATTGAGGCCCGCTGCAACAACATCTATAACAACGTCGTCGTAAGCGCACGAATGGCCTACGCCGGGGATCTCGGCAACGACTGGAACGCCAACGGGGTGAGCTATAATGAGCCCTACAGCGGCGGGGTGATTGTCAGCCGAATGACTTATTACAATAGCTCCGCGGGTGGCGTGTATCTCCCGGCCGGGTTCCGGTGGCGTTTCTTCCAAGTAAACGTGCCTAGCCAAGGATGGCTCACGATCGGCTACGTGTAAGAGGGTTCGGCAATGCCTTATACTTTCGAAGATCTTGGCGAGTGGGAGCGCTACACCCCTGACCCGCTACCGGCTTATGCGCTCGGCTTGTCTATGCCGGTGCTGTTCGCGCGGCGCCTGAGTGACGGTGTGGATTGGTACGACTTCGCGCGGGGGTTGGGCGACTTCACGCCCGGCACCGCGCTTGCCACGACAATCCGGGACCCGGCGACGGGCCAGGAAATCGCCATGGGGCTGTTTCGGGACCCGTCCCTGGTGTTCCCGGCGGGCCTGCGCCTCCTGGAAGTCTCGGGGCTCGACCCGGACGACCCGGCGCCGTGGAAATCGTTCGAACAGCAGGGCTACGACCCGACCAAAAAGGCCCTGGTGCCGCGGGCCAAGCTCCCGGTGGTGTCCATCGCGGCGTCGCAGGCGCTTATTCAGCTCTCGCGGATGCCGCATGACGGCTCCGTGGTCGCGGGTGCGCCGAACCTCGCAATCGCCACGGAAAAGCTGGTGGCGGCGTCCGGGGATTATGAGCTGCAAACGTGGTTCTCCCGCGCGCAGCGGTGGGTCGTCAATAACCCGAACGTCCAGAAAATCGGCGCGGCCTTCAATCTCAGCCCGGAGGATATTCAAGCCGCTTTCGAGGCGGCGAATTTAATCGAGGAATAAACCCCGGGGGCGGGAATGGGTCGGAAATTTGGGCGGCGGCCGGATGAAAATGCCGACCGTCGCGAATATGAGGCCCATCCCGCCGGGGAGATGGGTCCGTGGACAAGGGCAGACAAGGCGGAATTCCACCATGCCGGGCGGGAGGCTCAAGAATGGTTTTTGAGACTGGACGCCGCGGACGTGGCGCGGATCGAATACGCCCAAAAACTGTGCTTTTGGGTGCAAACGGCGATCAAATGGGCGTGGCGCGCATGGTGGGCCTTTACTATCGGGCTCTCCGGTGCCGTCGCCGCCGGAGACAACTTGCAAAAGCTGCCCGCGACGATTTCGGGCGTTTTATCCGCAATCCGGGGGCTATTTTGAAGACGATGCGCGCGTTGCTCGGGTGGGCTGGAATTCTCTTGATTGCCGGCGTGGGGGCGGCGCTCGGCGGTTGGATCACACAGGGGCAATACCCGTATCAGGTGCTCGGCCGGAAAGTCCTCACCCCGATCGTCAAGCCGGGCGAGCCGGTGGAAATCCAAATCGACGGGTTTCGCGTTTTTCGGTGCGACACCGTGGTAAAACGGTTTGTGCAGTACCCGGACGGCGGGCGCAGCTTCAACATGACGCCGTACGATGCGGATTTCGGCCGGCTCGGCCATGAACGGTTCGTGTTGAAAGTCCCGACCGAGCCGACAAAAAAGCTCGGGCGGGCGTATGTCTACAGCTACGGCGAAAGCCGGTGCAATCCGTGGGAATGGCTGGTGCCGCGTTCGGCCGGCGACCCGTGGATTGATGAATTTGAATTCGGGCAAGCGACGCAATTCCGCTCCCCCGACGACGTGAGGGCTTCGGAAAGCCCCGTGCGGGAGTAATGCGGAATGGCTTCGATCAATCGCACGCTGTTTTACAACGCGGTGCGGCTTAATCCCTTCGGCGGGCGGCTCACGCAACAGAACGTGGACGGCTGCGGCGCGATCCTGGACGAATGGGAGCGGTCGCCGCTCGCGGACGGCGATCTGCACAAGCTCGGCTACATCCTGGCGACCGCCTACGGCGAAACCGGCACGATGCGGTGGGACGTGCGCGAGGGCGCCCCGCGGGGCGAAACCCGCCAGTCCTATTTTACGCGGATGTACGACGTGCGCGGCCATCGGCCGAGCGTGGCGCAGCAGCTCGGGAACACCCAACCGGGCGACGGCGCGAAATACTACGGCCGCTGCCCGTGCCAGATCACCGGTCGGCGGAATTACACCCTGTTTAGCCAGCGGCTCGGGGTGGATCTGGTCAACAACCCGGATTTGGCCCTGGAAAAGACGGTGGCCATTGCGATCCTGTTTGAGGGCATGTTTCACGGCCTCTTCACCGGCCGGAAGTTGGCCGACTATTTCGACGGCCAGGACCACCCCGACGCCGAGATGAAGCGCCGCCGCATCGCGGCCCGCGCGGTCATTAACGGGCGGGACAAGGCCGAGACGTTCGCCCGGGTCGCCGCCGCGTTCACGGCCGCGTTGAAGGCCGCCACGGTCGGCCGGGCTGCGCTGTTCGACGCTGCGGACATTCTAGCGCCCCTGACGCCCATGGGATCGCTTCGGCCAGACGCGCGGGGCCTGCCGCGCTCGCCCGAGCCCCCGGCGCTCCCGGGCGCCCTGGAGGGCATGGCGCCGGCCGTCATCAACGCGGCCGTGCGCGAGGCCACGGGCGGCAAGGTGCGGCTCCCGGTGGACGGCAAGCCGCTCACGCAATCCATGACCATCAGCGGCGGCTTGCTGGCCGGCATCCCGGGCGTCATCGGCGCCGTGACCGCCATTCAGGACCGCATGATTGCGCTGGCGATCATCGCGTGTGCCGTGGCCGGCGTCGCCCTGGTCATCACGGGCCGGGTGAAAATCAAGCGGGAGGCTGGCGTCTGATGCCCGCGCTCCGCATCCCCGCCGGTATCGTCCGCGGCGAAAGCCGCGCCATGGTCCCGGGCCGTTGGTACGACGGCAGTTTGATCCGCTGGCACGAAGGCAACCTGCGCCCGGTGGCCGGGTGGGAGCGCATCACGCCCCAACCGCTCGGGAGCGCGCCGCGCGCCGGCCACACCTGGACGGACAACAATTTCCACAAACACTCCGCCGTGCTGTGCGACGGCAAGGTCTGGCGGTTGGAAAACGGCGTCTGGACCGACATTACTCCGCCGGATTTCCTGGACGTGGCGAGCACGGCCGCCCGCGGCTTCGGCTCGGGCGATTTCGGCTTGAAGGATTTCGGCCAGGACGACGAAGCCCGCGGCGGCTCGATACTCACCACGGACCCGCCGATTGCGTTTTGCCTCGACAATTGGGGCGAAGAATTGCTGTTCGGCCATTCCGGGGACGGCCGCATTCATGTCTGGAAACCGTCCGACCCGACCGCGGCCCCGATCGTCGCCCCCAACGTCCCGACCCTGGTCCAGGGGTTTTTGTCCACGGAGGAACATCATTTGATGACCTTCGGCGGCGACGGCGTGCCGAACCGCGTGGCGTGGTCTGACCAGGGCAACCGCGAGGGATGGAATTACGCCAACGTGACCGGACAGGCCGGGTTTAATGACCTGGACGCGGCCGGCAAAATCCTGTCCGCGAAGAAAATCCCGGGCGGGGTGCTGATTTTCACGCAAACGTCCGTGTGGATCGCGCAATATATCGGGAGCCCGTACTTTTACGGCTTCACGAAGCTGGCCGAGAACGTGGCGCCCATTTCCCCGCAGGCGGTCGCGGTCGCGGCCGGAAAAGCCTACTGGATGGGGAAGCGGACGTTTCACAAATTCGAAGGTGGCGTTGTCCAGCCGCTTGCCTGCACCCTCGACCTGGACCCGTCCGAGCACCTGGATTTCAAGCTGGCGCCCCGCCGCGTCTGCGCGGGGGCGAATGGCGTTTACCCGGAAATCTGGTGGTTTTACCCGTCCCGCGGGCAGAACGTGACGACGCCGGAAAATGACCGCTACGTGATTTTTAATTACGTGGACGGCTGGTGGGCGGACGGTGCCCTGGCGCGAACCTTTTTCTATCCCGACTTAATCGAGGGCTATCCCATGGCGGGCGCCCCGGACGGCATGGTCTACCAGCACGAAATGGGCACCCTCGCGGCCGGCGCCCCGCGCGAAGGTACGGTGTGGGCGGAATGCTCCGCCGTGAGCTTTGACGACGCGGACAATAACTGGACTGTCACGCAAACCATGGTGGACGGCCGCCCGGGGGCGGGCGCCGCCGCGGGCGCCATCCGGTTCGACTTTTCCGGCGTGACGGTGCGCGGGGGCGAATACCGGGCGCTCGGGAGCTGGACCCCGCGGGCCAACGGCTACATGGACACGCGCTTTACCGCCCGGGATTTTTCGTTTCGCGTGGTCGGGCTGAAAGACGTTCCGTGGAGTGTCGGCGCCCTGAATTTTACCGCCGTGCAACGGGGGAGGCGATAAATGGCGCTGCGCGGAAATGTGGCCCGGGTCGCCGGGCCGCTCGACCAGCTCAACGACCCGGGCGAAGTCTTCAAAAACCCGGGCCAGCTCGAATTCGTCCGCACGCTGGTCCGTATGCTGAAAGACGGCTTCGGCCGGGTTCTCAGCCGCGACCAAGCCGCCCCGTATTTCCACCTGCTGTCGCCCTCGGGCAAAGCGTATCGCGTAACGGTGTCCGATGACGGCCAAATCACCGCCGAATATGTCCAAGGATGAGTTGCTGCGGCGGCTGAAAAAGGCGCTCGCGGGCGGGCGCCTCGACTTTGACGCCGTGGTGGAGAAGGCCCGCGCCGGGGAAATGCAGTTTTGGGAAGTCCCCGGAGCGGTGGGCGTGACCTCAATCGGCGTTTCCGGGCGTTACAAAACCTGCTACGTCGTTGCGGTTGCTGGCCGAATGGCCGCCATCCCCGAGTTGAACGCGAAGGTGGAGACGTTCGCCCGGTCCGCCGGGTGCCAATGTATCGAGATGGACGGCCGCCCCGGATGGACGCGGGTCCATAATAAACTAGCCGACGGTTATGGCCCTTCGACCGTTAAATTCCGCAAATTGCTGGAGTAACGGACTATGGGCGGCTCGCAACAGCCAACGACGACCACACAAATTCAGAAGGTCGAGCTTCCCGCGTGGGTCGATAACGCCTCGCAGCAAAACTATCAATTCGCGCAACAAGTCGCGGATCGCCCTTATCAGTCCTACCAGGGCCAGCAAGTCGCGGACAACAGCGCCGCGACCATTTGGGCGAACAACAACCTCAACAACACCGCCGACCGGACCAATTCGGCGCTGGCGGCGGCGCAGGCGGCCTTCGGCAACCTGCCGACCAATTACCAGCCGCAGATGGTGTCCATGCCGGGCGGCGTCGCGAACGTGCCGACCTTCGCGCGGGCGGGCGACGTGACCGGCGGGCTCGGCTATCGCGAGATTGCGCAGCCGCAGGCAGTCCGGGACGTGACCGAGAGCAAGGGCGTCGCCCCGATCGCCGCGGCGACCGGCGTGGCCGACGTGTCCGCGCGCACCCTGCCGCAAACCGACCTGTCCGGCTATCTCAGCCCCTACACTCAGAACGTCGTGGACACGACGCTTTCGGGGATGCGCGACAACCTCGCCATTTCGGGCCAGAAGGCGGACGACGCCGCCCGGGGCTCGGGCGCGTGGGGCTCCAGCCGCTCGGGGGTGCAGCAAGCCGTTCTGGCCTCGCAGGGCGCGAAGGATATGGCCGCCACGGAGGCCGGGTTGCGGGATACCGCCTACACCCGGGCGACGACGCTGGCGCAGAACGACAACGCCTCCGCGCTCCAGGCCGCCTTGGCCAACCAGAATTCCGCGCTCAACACGCAACAGCAGAACACGGTCCGGTCGCAGTCCAACCAGCAAGCCGGGCTGGCGACCGAAGCCCTCAACGCCGGCATTCGGCAGGGCAACCAGAATTCCGCGCTCACCACGGCCGCGCAGCGGCTCGCGGCCGACACGTCGAATTCCGCGAATTACCTCGCCAATGCCGGCCAGAAGCTCACGGCCGACATGGCCAATCAATCGAGCTTCAACACCAACAACGCCCTCAACGCCGGCATCCTCCAGGGGAACCAGCAAGCGGGCCTCACGACGAACGCGCAGCGGCTCCAGGCGCAGATTGCGAACCAGGGTGCGGGCCTGTCGGCGGCCAATCTCAACGCCAGCACGGCCATTTCCGGCGCGCAGGGGCTCTTGGGGACTGGGCAGGCGTATAGCCAGACCGGTACGGCGCAATCCGCCCTGGCGTCGGCGCTCGGCCAGCAAGAGGAAGCGCGCCAGCAAGCCAACCTGAACGCGGCCAAGGCCGCTTGGGAAGGCGCGTACAACGCCCCGGTGGACGCGCTCAACACCCGGTTGGCCGCGCTCGGTATGTCGCCGTACGGAAAGACGACGACCAGCGTGGGGCAGCAGTCCGGCGGCACGTCCTCGAATACCGGAATGGGCATTCTCGGCGGTGCGCTGTCTATCCTGCCGATGCTGTTTTCTGACCCGAAGACGAAAAAGAATATTCGCAAGCTCGGGCCGACCGGTGCGCCCGGCCTCAACGCGTACGAATACGAATATAAGGACAAAATGGGTGGCCCGAAGGGGCAAAAGCACATCGGCGTCATGGCCGATGAAGTCAAAAAGGTGGTCCCGAGCGCCTTGGCCCGTGCCAAAGCGGCGGACGGCAAGGTTTACGATGCGGTGGACTATCAGAAGGTGGGCCAGCACATCGCGAAAAAGCGTGGGTTCCTCGCGAAAAAGGCCGCCTAAATGCTGTCCGTCTATGATCCCGTGCGAAAGCGCATCGTCTTCGGGGCGGAGGCGGAGGCGCTTCGGGCCAACGGTGGGGCGGCTCCGGCCTCCCCGCCGTTCGCCGGCCCGAACGTGATCCCGCCCGCGCAGCCGAATGCCGATCCGGTCGAGGCCAACCCCGCGGCCGGCTACGTCGGCGGCAACTCGGAAGGGGCGGCCACGCCCCTCCCGGGGGCCTCACAGTTCGCGGCCCCGCTCCCGGGCCAGCCGTCCGCGGCTTCGCCCCCGATGCAGCTCCCGGCGGCCTCTCCGGCGGCCCGGGGCGGGGCCGCGATCATCCGGCCGCAGCCGGGCGGGGTGGTCCTCCCGGAGCAATCCGTGACCCTGGCGCAGCCCCCGGCTGCCCCGGCGCCCGCTCCGGCCTCGAATGCCGGCGGCGGCATGATGCGCCAGCCGCTCGGGGCCTACTATCAGCAGCTCGAGCAAGAGCGCGGCTTGCCGCCCGGCTTCCTGGCCCGAACCCGTGCGATCGAAAGCGCGAACGGCACCAATCTCGTCAACAAAAACAGCTCCGCCCGGGGTGACTTCCAATTCATCCGCTCGACCGCCAAAGCGTTCGGGATTGACCCGATGGACCCCTATGCCTCCGCCAAGGCCGCGGCCGACATGGCGGCGCAGAACATGCGGACGATGCAGGCCAAGGGGATCACGCCGGACGGCGCCGACCTGTACGCCGCGCATCAGCAGGGCATCGGCGGCTATCTCAAGCTGCGCAATGGCCAGACGACCGGGGACGCCGCCATGCGGCTCAACGGCGGCGCCGGCCTGTCCGCGTCCGACATGCTGGCGAAGTGGCGCACCGCGTACAACAACGCCAAGCCGGCCAACCTCGGCGGGGACCAATTCGTCCCGCAGCTCGCCGCGAGCCCGGACGCCAACCGCGGCCAGGGGCCGACCGTCGCGGCGGCCAACGCCCAAGGCGGGGTGCAGAACCTCAACCCGGCGCCGGACAACACGTACAAGGGCGGTATTCTCGGGCTGTTCGGCATGGGCGACCAATCCCAGCCCGGCATGAATAAGGATTTCGGGGCCAAGATGTCCGACATGATGGCGCAGCCCGGGGGCGGCGCGATCGGCGGGCTGGTCAAGGCCCTGCCGTCGCTTCTCGGGGGCGGCGGGACGACACAGCGGGCGCCCATGCAATTCGGGCCGGCACCGGAGGACCACAAGCCGGAGGCGTCGTTGCTGCCGCTTCTCCAGGCATCGAAGCGCGGGCGGAGGATTGCGTAATGGCGGGCGGTAGCGGTTTCCTCGGGCTCAATCCCTGGTCGTCGGACCCGATGCAGTCGTTGACGGCCGTGGCGCAACAGCAGCCGGACGCACCGCAGGCCCCGGCACCGGCCCCCGAGCCGGCCACGACGGGCGCGGTGCCGGCCGCAGCTCCGGCCGCGGCTCCGGCCGCGGCTCCGGCTGGCGGGGGCGGCCTCGGCGGCTTCCTCGGAAATCTGTTCGGCGGGGGCGGCGCACAGCCCGGGGACGACAAGCTGGACCCGAACACGGGCGTTACCGTGGGCCAGATGCGCCAGCTCAATATGCAGAGCATCCAGAAGCTCGGGCTCATCCTCTTGAGCGCCAGCGGGCGGATGACCGGCGACCAGCGTGCGGCCATTCTCTCGAAAGCCGGCGACGCGCTCGACAATTCGGGCCAGTTGAACGCCTTCGCGAAAATGCGCCTGGAGATGGCGAACGCCCGGCTGGCCGAGCGCAAGCAACAGCAGGCCGAGCAAAAGAGCGCCTACGTCCGGGCCTTGCTCGGGGGCTCGGGCGCGGCCAAGCTCGGCGTTCCTGGAGCCGGTGGCGCCAGCTCGGGCGGTGCCCCGGCCACGGGCGTTGGGAGCACGTCGCTCATGCCGGACGCCAACGGTGTCATGCCGGCCGCGGCCCCTGCGGCGGCGCCGACCGCTGCGGCGGCGCCGACCGCTGCGGCGGTCCCGGGCGCGAGCGGTGCCGCTCCGGCCCCGCAATCGGGCGTGACCGCGGGCATGTCCCCGGGCGAAATCGCGGCCGTGGGCGGCATGGACGACGAAAAGGCGCTGGAATACCTCGCCAAGCGCCGGGGCGAGCTGGACGGCGCCGAGCGCACGGGGCCGGTCTACACCGACCCGGAAACGGGCGAAAAGCGCATGGACACATTCAAAAACGGCCAGAAAACCGGCTCCCTCAGTGTCGGCAAGTTGCTCGGCGCCGTGACGGAGGAAACCGGGCCGGATGGCCAAACCCGGCGCGTGACCCGCACGGGCAACACCGTGACCGGTATCCAGGACGTGCAAGAGGACCCCGCGCAGCGCGAACAGCGGCAGGCGCTTATGAGCGCGACCCGGGCCGACCGCGACACCCTGCACAAGGATTACCAGGAGAATATCCAGAAATCCGTCCAGACGTACGACAAGCTCCAGAGCGTGCGAAAGGACGTGCTGGACGGCAAGGGCCTATTCGGCCCGGCGGAGGGCAGTAATTACACCAAGCAAGCGGTGAATTTGCTCGCGGAAATCAGCCCCAAATTCAAGGCGTGGGCCGGCGACCTCAACGTGACCTCGAATTTCGAGCGCGTGATGAAAGAGGGCGTTGCGGGCGTAATCAAGAATTTCAACGGCTCGCAAGGCGTGTCCAACGCGGACCGGGAATTCGCCGTCCAGGTCATGCAAGCGGCCTCGACCGGCAACCGCGAGGCAATCAAAAACGCCCTGGAAAATGCCATGGCGGATCAGAAGTCGATTATCAGCCGCTATAACGAGAACGCGCAGCGGCACAATTCCAACCTGTCGGACTTCTCCGGCTCGCTGAAAACCCGCTTCACGGCGCCGACCGTGGACCGGAATTTCGACCAGGAGGAAGCCGATTTCCAGGCCAAGCGCCAGCGGCGGGCCACGGAGGCGGCTGCGGCGGTGCCGACCCGGGCCAGCACCCCGCAGGATAACGCGGCGGCGCAAGCGGCACGGGCTCGCGCGCAGAACTACACGGACGAACAGCGGGCCGCTGCGGCGGCCGAGCTGGCGCGGCGTCGGGCACAGGGGGCGCGGTAATGGACTTCTCGAAGCTGTCGGACGCCGAGCTGGAGGCAATCGCCGGAGGCGGCCCGCCGGCCGCCCCGGCCGGGCCGGACTTCTCCGGCATGTCGGACGCCGAGCTGGAGGCAATCGCCGGAGGCGGAGCTATGCAGCCCGCGCCGGCTTCGTCAGCTCCTGCAGCGCCGAGTGATGCACCGAGCGCAGGGGGCTCGGCCTATGACACCCTGGCGGGCGCCTATGCCCGTATCCAGGGGCTCGGGGCGCGGACCGCGATCCACGGCGGCCTTACCGCGCTCGCGGCGCCGGCCACGCTCGGTATCGACGCGGCCACGAATGCCGCCTATGGCGCGCACAAGCTCGCGGCGAAAACCGGCATCGTGTCCGAGCCCAACCCGGACAGCTACTATGGCAAGGGCCGGGGCTATTTCCCGCTCACGTCGGACTTTTCGGAGGGCGTAAGCGAGCTACAGGACAAGGCCAACGACGCCGGCAAGCGGGCGCTCGGGGTCGAGCTACAGCCCAAGCCCGAGAACACCGCCGAGCGGATTGCGACCGCGACCGGCGAGGGGCTGGTGGGCGGCGTCGGGGGCGCCGCGACGGCTGCGGCCACGATCCCGGGCCGCGTGGGGCGGGCGCTGGCGGCGCAGCCGGTCGTCCAGGGCGTGTCCGGCGCGGTCGGCGGGGCCACGCAACAGAGCGCGACGGAGATGGGCGCGAGCCCAAAGACGGCGGCCGTGCTCGGTATGCTGGCGGGCGCCGCCACCGGGGCCGCAGGCGCCAAGATCGCGCAGCCCGGCCGCCCGGCGGTGCCGACCACGGAGGACATTCGCACCGCCAAAACGGACGCCTATGCGCGGTCAGAGGCGGCCGGCGTGCAATTCACCCCGGACGCCATTCGCGACCTGGACAGCACGGTCCGCCAGCGGCTCCGGCAGGCCGGGATTTACGCGGACACCAAGCCGGAAGTCCGGGACGTGCTCGATCCGCTCACGCGCTCACACATGCCGGACGCCTCGGGCCAGCGGTCGCCCGTGAGCCTCGGGCGGGTGGACGACATTCGCCAGCAAGCGAGTGCGCTCCGCGGTAGCTCCAGCGCCAATGAACGCCGCACGGGCGCGATCCTGGCGGAGTCTATAGACGGGTGGCTGGACGCGGTGCAGCACAATCCGCAGTGGCTCACGTCGCAGAGCGGCGGCGCCCGCGAGGGTTTGACCGCGCTGCGCGAGGGCCAGGCGCTCAACCGGCGCTTGGCGAAGGCGTCGGCGCTCGATCGCGCCTTGGTCACGGCGGAGGACCGGGCGGGCTCGACCGGCACCGGCGCCAATCTCCAGAACGCGCAGCGGCAAAACCTCCGGCCGGCGCTCGACCCGAAAAATTCGCTGTTCCGGCAATTCGACCCGGCCGAGCGCGACGCCATTCGCGGCGTCGTCCGCGGCGACCTTCTGACGAACGGAACCCGGATGCTCGGCAAGCTGGCGCCCACCGGGGCTGTCTCGGGTATGTTCGGGCTCGGGGCCGCGGCCTCCGGGATGGGCTGGATACCGGCCGCTGGCATCGCCGGAAAGGTGGCGTCCGAAGCCCTCCAGGGGCGGAAGGTGCGCAACCTGGAGCGGCTGGTGAAGGGCGGCCCCGGGGCGCTCCGGCGCCCGCCCGCCCGAGCCGGCGCCAACGCGCTCCGCGGCGGCCTGCGGGGCTTCCTGGCGGGGCCGTCCAGCTATCAGGACGACCCC